CGGTAACGTAGTTAAAGTAAACTTTTAGAAAGGAGATACGAATGGTAGACAATGTAAACAACCCACCACACTATAATCAAGCAGGTATTGAATGCATTGATGCCATTCGTGCCGCCACTGGTGATGGGTATGAGTATTATTTACAAGGTAACATAATGAAATACCTATGGCGATACCGATATAAGAATGGCGCAGAAGACCTAAAGAAGGCACAGTGGTATTTGACCAAACTTATTGAGGAAGTAGATGATAGTTAAAGTATTCTTAACCCTACACATAGACGAAGATGAATACCCAGTTCCTGTAGACGGAGAAGTTAATGAAGAGATTGACCAAAGTCTGCAGGAATTTATTTATGACATTGATGGTATGTCAATTAAAGCAATAAAGATAATAACGGAGTAATGCTTATGGAAACTTATGGACCAACACTAGCAATCTCGGAAGAGATTCACGCAATGAAATATCGTAGCCACGGGGAAACCTTTCGTGAGGCAATGACACGTGTGGCTGAAGCACTAAAAGACAGTGAAATACATTTTAATAATTTCCGTACAATCCTGTACGAGCAACGCTTTCTACCTGCAGGACGTGTGCAATCAGCAATGGGCGCACCTCGTCGTGTAACGCCGTACAACTGCTTTGTGTCTATGACTATTGAAGATAGCATGGACGGTATCATGGAAGCAGCCAGACGTGCAGCAGAAACAATGCGTCTAGGTGGTGGAATTGGCTATGACTTCTCTACATTACGTCCACGTGGCACACTGATTAAGTCACTGGACAGTAAGTCATCTGGGCCTGTGTCATTCATGGGTATCTTTGATGCAGTATGTCGTACAATAGCATCAGCAGGGCATCGTCGTGGAGCACAGATGGGTGTCCTACGTGTAGACCATCCTGACATTGAAGAGTTTATTACAGCAAAGAACAACTCTGACACACTGACACAGTTCAACATCTCTGTAGGTGTGACTGATGAATTTATGACTGCCGTAAAAGAAGACAAAGACTTTGACCTACAGTTTGATGGACGTGTGTACAAAACTGTAAGTGCTCGTGCACTATGGGATCAGATACTACGCAGTACATGGGACTGGGCAGAACCAGGGATTCTATTTATTGATCGTATTAATAAAAAGAACAACCTACATTATGCAGAAAAGATTGCAGCCACAAACCCCTGCGGTGAGCAACCACTACCGCCTAATGGTGCATGTCTACTAGGTTCATTTAATCTAACAAAGTATGTACTAGAGCATGATGGTAAGTATGTATTTAATATGAACCAACTACGTAATGACATTCCTCATGTGGTACGTGCTATGGATAACGTTGTGGATCGTGCTACTTATCCACTGGTAGAGCAAAAGGCAGAGGCAATTAGCAAACGCCGTATGGGTTTAGGGGTAACAGGAGTAGCTAATGCCATTGAAGCATTAGGATTTGAGTATGGTAGTGATCGTTTCCTACAGACATTAGAAGAAATTATGGGAGTGATCAGGGATGTTGCATATACTACGTCAGTTGAACTTGCTATTGAGAAAGGTCCGTTTCCTCTCTTTAGTCAAGCATACCTTGGGTCTGACTTTGCTAAGTCTTTGCCTACTAATATACGTGATCTCATTAGCACTCACGGTATTCGCAACAGTCATCTTCTTTCGGTTGCACCAACAGGAACTATCAGCTTGTCAGCCGACAACGTATCCTCTGGGATTGAACCAGTCTTCTCCCATTACTACGATAGAACTATCCAAACCTTCGACGGACCAAAGGTTGAACGAGTAGAGGATTACGGCTATCGTGTGTTTGGTGTGAAGGGTAAGACTGCAGACGAACTCTCAGTGTTTGATCACGTCAAGGTATTAAACGTTGCCTCACGGTATGTTGACTCTGCATGTTCAAAGACATGTAACACAGGGGATGATGTAACGTGGGAAGAGTTTAAGAAAGTTTACATGGATGCATACGATGGTGGTGCATCTGGCTGTACTACATTCCGTGCAGCAGGTAAACGTTATGGCATTCTAAATGCATCCAACTCTGAGGATGTTGCAGAAGAACCAGTAGTCGAGGAAACACAAGACTACGTAGAGGAAGGTGGTGCTTGCTACTACGATCCTGCAACTGGCTTGCGTCAGTGTGAGTAGGAACCGTAAACAGTTAGGCACTATACCATCACCCTGTGTACAGGTCTGTCGTATTGCAAATGACGGATACTGCACAGGGTGTAAAAGAACTATTGACGAGATACGGGATTGGTGTATAATGTCAGAGTACGAACAAAAGAAACTTTTATTTGAACTAATGTGGAGGAAAGATAATGGGAACACGTAAACAATTTAGCCGTGCATTGTATGAAGCATATGATGCTCCTGCAAAAGAAAAACTTGCAGCGTACCTAACAAGTGCAGGGCATGAGATAACAGAGATGAAGGAGAATTATAATGTGGATATTGTATCAACTAAAAAAGATTATACATACTTTAATGAAGCTGAAGTAAAGCTTGCATGGAAAGGTGACTGGCCTACTGACTGGAAGGACATTCGTATTCCTGAACGTAAAGGTAGATTGCTTGAAAAATATGAGGGGGAGAATGGTGTGCTTAACTTCTACATCTTCCGTAAAGATATGAAGCAAGCATGGCGTATCAAGGATACTAGCCTGACAGAGGATCGTCTACGTGAGGCACATGGACGTAACATCCTCAAGGGTGAACTGTTCTATCACATTCCGTACACAGAAGCAGAACTAATCAACGTAGCATAAGGAGAATTCATATGAACAAACAACTAACTCGCAAAGAACGTGGCCTTGGCAAATATGATGCACCGTTAAAATTTCAACACGAGAAAGGCTACAAGGATTTTCGACAGGGGCGTGTCGTTAATCCATTCCCTGATGATACAATGCAATACAGGGAGTGGGAACGTGGGTTTAACAAAGCCTACTACGAGCAGTTAAAACGGGTGAAGGAGTATGAACAAGTTACAGGACGAGGCTAGAGCATTTATGGAAAGTAAATATGAAAACCTAAACTTCAAGTCATATCAAGATATGGCATCGGAGACTGCGATCTATAAACATGAACATCAAGTAATCTACCCTGCACTAGGTTTGGCGGCAGAGGCAGGTGAGGTTGCTAATAAAGTCAAAAAGATTTTACGTGATGGGAAGTTTGATCGTGAAGCAATAGCAGACGAAGTGGGAGACTGTCTGTGGTACATTGCTGCACTATGTCGTGATCTAAATGTAGACATGACTGAGCTTGCGAGGAATAATTTACGTAAGCTACATGACCGAAAGGTAAGGGGTGTCCTCTCTGGGAGTGGAGACAATCGGTAAAAACTAATCGGGCGGCAATTAAGCCGCCCTTTTTATTAGTATGTTTCTCTGTATGCTTTTGCTATCGCTATCAGCTTTTGTAAATCCTCTGAACTCTGTGGATCAGGTACACGATCATACCTATCTACAAAGTCTGTAGTTGCAAGCTTACGGAAGTTGGAAGGTACACGGGTGTATGTTTGTAGTGCACGTGTGTAATCGTCACCTTCACTGATAGAACCTTCTCTGATCTTAGATTTAAATGTTCTAACTTGTTCCTGAATGTATGGACGTATTTTGTTAGATACATATTCCTCTTCCGTAAACTCATTACGTAAAACATCAGAACCTTCTTCGTATTCTCTTACAAACTCTTCTTCTAGCTTACGTGCAGACTCTACGATTGTAGGCATCAGATTGTTTATCTGCTTTGTTTCAAAACGTTTAATGCTTGGGACTTTACTACGGCTACCAAAGTCACGCCAATCAAAGCCATAACGCATTAAGTATTCACCGTCTTCACTTGCACGGTTAGTGATAGTGGCACCGATAAACTTGGACTCAGGACGTATACGTTCTCTGCCCTCTGGATAGAAGGGGTACTCTGCCTTTGGTGCAGCAGCCTCTTCTTCAGCACTCACACCAATGCCACGTTGTTTAAGTGGACGAATAAGTTCTTTCTTGAAGGTTGTACCGAAGTCAAGTGTAGGATCACTAGCTACATCTTTATACTCTGTACCACGTATACCTGCGGCTCTCTCAGCGTCAATAATCTGTCCGAAGGGTACAGCCCATGTGGATAGGTAATTGCCTAGTGTACGGCCCAATGCACGGCCTGTGGCAGCACCTGCAGTTAGGTCAGTGGCATCTGCCATCTGTGCAACTTCTTCAAGGATAGAATTACCTACACCTGTACGGAAGTTACTGCCTGTGAATAGCTCAACAAACTCTTGCGAGTCAAACCAATCATCAAATGTACCGTCACCCATACGTTTAGTTGCTTCACCAAGGTACAAGAAGTGTGCCATAGGATACGTAGGTGTAGTGTCCATCTGTGCATCTGTACCTACAGCTACCTGATTATATTCGGGTGGGGCATTCTCTGATGAACGATACCAATATGCAGCACCTACAGCAGCCATGCCCATGAGGTTACGTGTAATACGTTGACGATCTTTAGATGTCAGTGGACCACGTTGACCCTTCATGACTACACTTGCCATCTTACGGGTCAAAGGTATTGATGCACCACCTGCATACTGTCCCATAAGTTCCATGCTGTTGAACATGAAACGAGGGAATGGCATGATAGTAGTTAAACCATTACGTGTAATGAAGCTAGATACACTACGGAACACTGGTATCTCAGGTTGTTTAGCATAGGTAACATCAAGAGCTTTTGTTACGGCATCATCTACAAGAGACACAAAACTAGGTGATCCCTCTGGACGAATGGTAGATGCATCATTCAATAGGTCTTGTAGTTTACCTTCATTAAGAGTGTCTATCAAATCAATATTATACTCACGTTTAACTAAACGTTCTAGTTCACCAAAGAACTGACCACGACGAATGAGATATTCCTGCCAACGGTTAGGTGTGTTCAGTACATCGACAACATCTTCCATGCCTGACATTACTTTATCTAACTTTGTACCAGTACCACGTCCTGTTAGCTTTTGTATTTCGTTAATGTTATTAAACATGTTATCAAACTGTTTAGATAACTCAGGTGCACCAAGTATTAGATCAGTGTAACCCTTTGCAACATCGGGACGAGAGAACATGTACTTCATGTTACTAAAGCTACCACTCCAGTTGTCCCCAGAGAATAGCTCTAGTGCACCAGACACTGGTCCTTTTTTCTGTGCCGCATAGATAGCACTGTCCATGACATTGCCTAGCCCTTCCATAGGTGCACGAATAACACCTGATGTAAGGTTACGTGCGGCAGTTGCAATCTGTGACACAAGTAAGCCACGACGAATGTTCTCTACACGCATCACACCTTTACGGAAGTCACCTGCTTCACGAGCTTTCTTAGCTGCATCATCTGCATCTGCTACATTTTTAGGCTTTACACGTTTAATCTGCCCAAGTTTCTGTAACAATCTACCTGCATCAGAGCCTGATCCTACAACTGTAAGGACATAATCCTCAAATGACAGACCATATTTGTTTAATGAATCAATTAACTCTTGACCAGCAATCAAATCCTTGTTGACTGTCAATTCAAACAAGTTGTCAATAACAGTTTTGTTATTATTAAACGACTCAGGGTATGCTCTCTTTAGATCAGAGGCAATAGCTACGATACCATCAAACTTGTCTGGGCTAAGAATAGGGGATGTGATAACATCATCACCTAGTGCTAGATCAAACAGATCACCATCACGTTCCGTTATCTCACGTGCAGTCTCACGCCCTGCTTCACGTGCAAGATCAGGATCAAGTACAAGATTGTCGCCTTGTTCTTTAGATATTGTCTTGCCAGTCTTTTCTTCAAACTCACGAATAAGTTGATTAGATATGTCACGGTTAGCTTCGGCAGCTTCACGTGCAGCAATACGTGCCTGTTCTGCAGTCTCCATAGTTGCAAGCTCTGCACCCTTTGGATTGTAACGATTAGCACGTTCAAGTTCGGCTACATCTTTAGCTGCTTTACGTACAGCCTGTGGTCTTATACGTGTTACTGCACCCACAAAAGGTAGTGTTTCAGAGAACTCTAAGAATACACCAGTGTTATCTGCAATTTCTTCTGCTACTTCTTGTGGTGTATCGCCAATATCAAACTTACCACCCGCAGAAAGTATAAATTTAATTGTTTCAAAACCTATGCCGTTCTCTTCACCAAACTCTAAAGCTTCTTGTACTACGTCTGTGTATACATCTGCTGTTAATTGAACACCGTTAGCTAAACCCATCAGCATGTTATATCCTGTGCTACCTGTAACCTCAAGGAATTGCCTCATTTTTGGTTGATTATCTAGTGCTCCGAGTAAATCTTCTTTTATATACTCTTCGTAATATATTTTGTTTGCTTCTTTTTCTACAGCATTCTTTTGGTCCATGTACTTTAGAAATTCATCAGCAGTTAGTTTAGCTAGTTCAGATTTAGGTACATTAATATCTTCAATTGTAAGGCCACGTTCACTTAGAACAAAATCTAATGCGCCTGTTTCCTCTACCTGATTGTCTACATATGCTTTATCTTCTGATAAATCTTCAAGTGTTTGTTTAGTTCTACCAAAATTAGAAGCCATTTGTTTTTCAACTTTAACTTCAGTATAAGGCTTTACTTCCACACCATTGTATGTATCGGGTATTACACCCCAATGGTGTTTATTATAGAACTCTACATATCTAGGATCATCTTCAGGAGCAAGCTCTGGTTCTGCTTCTTCCTCAATTGCCTTTACTTGTGTGTCTGTACCCTGCGATTCGTCATACTTGTTTAGAAATTCAAGCGGATCAGTAGTATCATCCTGAGACTGTACTGTAGTCACAGGTTCACGAGGTGTCACAGAGGATGTTTGTTCATCT